TTTTTACTAAAGCAACAGTGCTCTCAGGATTTGCAGGTGTATGTGTTAGGCTGATATTTAGTACTTTTGCGCGAGTAACAATATGTGGATTTCTTTTATCACGTGCTAATACTTGACCTTCAATACTAAAACCTAAGTTTCTTCCGCTGTTTGTATTCTTCATTACAGAAATATTTTCCATCAAATCTTTTACGATTTGTTTATCTGCATACAAAATACCTTCTATTTCAGTTGCTTTTTTGCCATTATGTGAAACTTTAGAGATTTTTTGTGGTGCTCCTAGAATATATTTAGGGTCATTCTTGTGGTCATAATTGAAGTGTCCACTTTTTAGTGCATAACTAAAGTCTAGGCCATCCTGAAGAATGATTTCGTCGTGTTGATCGACGTGCTCTGTTGATGCAATGCCTTTGATAAAATATGTTTTACCATCCTTAGACATTATAATGTTAGATTTTTCGAGTGGGCGCCAATGCGCAAAAACTTCCAGTTTACTCATCGATATTCCTTTCAAATTGGCTGTTTAGCGCCTCATGAAGAGGCATACCTTGTTCGAGTTTATTTCGAAGTGCTTGTAAAGCATAGCCGCCAACAACATGCCAGTCAGCTCTTCGAGGATTATACTGTTTCTGTATGTCAAATGCTTTATTTAGTTGGCTCAAACGTACATTATTAGCTGCAATAGCTTTTGCAATTCTACGTGATTTGCCTGTTGGATTGCCTTTTAGTTTACTTTTTTTATAAGATTTTAGAGACTGTGCACTAATCTTTATAATAGCATCACCAATTGATATCGCAGATGTTTCCTGTTTTGTCTCTGTTTGAACTTCTTGCTCAATAGGTATATCAACCAAGTTCTCAACAAAAGTTTTTTCTGGCTTTATATGGTGTTTATCTCTGGCTTTTTGTAGCAATTCAACAAATGACATAATATCTCTCCCTGATATTTTATATTTCTATTTCTTGTCTAAGATCGTCATAATAACGCTTAGCTTCTTCCATATATTCTCTATCACTGTCATTTATAACAGCGACAAAGTCAGAAGATGATTTTTTGGTGTTTTCTAAATGTTCTTCCCATAAATCCCTATCAGCTGTTCTTTGTGTTTTACCACCAGTAAGAAACGAATAAACTCTGGCTTTTGACCACTGAACAGATGTGGCACCGGGTCTATGACTACCTTCCCAAGCTCCAGCTCCACGTTCCCAAACTTGTTCGATAATTTTTCTAGAAACACCACTAACTTTAGAGGCTGCTCTGATAAATTCATCTTTGCCCGGCTTTTTCATTTCTTCTCTAACTTCTTCAGCTAGTTTAGTTCTAGAATATTTACTGGGCTTAGTTTTTACTTTGTCATCACCAGGAAGTGGAGAATAGTCAGGTTTTGGATCTTTCTTTCTCCTATCCATTTCCTTTTCTCTAGCTTCTTTATCTTTTTCAGAGAGCTTAGCTCGTGCTGCTTTTAGAATATCTGTAAACATATTATTGCCTATAGATAATATTTCGACTTATAAACTTTATCAGCCTGAAGGTGTAATACATCGTACCAATGCATTATTTGGTCGTCTAATTCTTTTAGGTTTTTCATTATTCTTTTTCCATTCTTTGGTCTACTTCATACAATAATTTTTCTGCCCATATTCCACCTGGGTGTGATGCCCAAATTTGGAGTGCAGTCCAACCATTGTCTTTCCAAGGTGTATCTTTCCACTCTTCTTTTACGCCACCATTCTTTTTATGGCGTACCCAGAAAGAATACATTCTCTCAACAATATTTAGTGATAGTTTTTCACCATTAGCGAGTTGTGTAGCGCGGCCCCAGCCAACACGTGTTCCACCTCTAACTTCATCACCATGTTCCTCACGTAAATCTAGAATATTCTGTGCTATTTCTTTTAGCTCATCAGGAACTTCAAAAACAGCGTCATCATCAGAGAATTTACTCCAATCAATATCATCTAAATAACTAAAGTCAAATTTTATTTTCTTAGCTTTATCAATCTCTAATTGTAGCTCTTTTTGTGAATATTCTTCTTTGTATAGAGCATCTAAGAAAACATCTTTTACATCTTTTACGTTTTTACCAACCATGTGTGGAGGAGGAGGAACATCACCATATCCTGGCTGATCGTATCCTTCGAGCTCAAGCTTTCTTTCATGCTCTTCTTGAATAACTTGGTCAAGTTCAGCTTGAGGACGTCCATAAGCATCTGCGAGTGCAATACCTTGTCGACCACGTAGAATAGCAACCTTTAGAGCTGAATATGCAGAAGCAATGATATTTCCATCATCTATCTCTTCTAAATCATGTTGTGCACGTATTTCGTTTAGTGTTAGGTAATCCATACGATGTTTTTCAAGTTTCATTTTATCAATAGGTGAAACTGAGTCGAAACCAACAAAAACTAATTGGTATCTATCATCTATCTGATCTATTATATAACGATTTATCCAAGTTTGTAAACTTCTAATAAGAGGTCTCAAACCTTTTTCTTTACCCATAAGAACACGTGAAGTTGGATCGCCAGCAAAAACTGTTGAGCTTTGCATTTCATTACCAAAAACAAATCCAATTTCTGCAGGGTCAATCTGATAAACTGCACATGTAACTTTGATTAGATAATTTACCCAGTTTTGATATTCCATTTCTCTATTAGAAGAACCTAATGAGATACTTTGGATTGCTTCATTTTCCTCTGGGTCTAATTGAATAAGTGGTGTTCTTTTAGCGTTTGCTGTACCATTTAGCATTTGATAAAATTCACGCCTGAAAGAACGGAATAACTTTGGGTCCATTTTACTCTTTACAGCAATAATACCATTAGCATTTATACCGTTAGTAAAATGTGCACCATTATAAGTTTCAGCATTGAATAAGTTATTTAGTGTTCCATATAATTCATATAACTCACTATGACCATATCCACGTGCACCTAAATCTGTTCTAGGCCTACGAATACCGAAACATAATTCATCTTGTTTATATTCAGCAACAACCTTTTGGTTGATTACCTGTAAGTATCTAGTTCCTGATGGATCTTTTCTTCCTCTTTTTACTTCTTCTTTAGACATCTTAGCACGTCTAATAGTAGTTGCATCAACAGGAATAAATCCAGTTACTTGTCCTTTTCTATTTTTTATAATTTCAAAACAGCAAGCATCATATACGAGACTATCTCTAACAATCTGTCTTAGGAAAGCTTCAAATGTTAGTTCGTAATCTTGAACAGTTGTGCCACAATTCTGTAAGAAGTTGTTGAGGGCACGCATATTCAATTTGTCATCTTCAGTTACTTCTGCTTCTGGGTCTTTCATAACTATTCTATAACCCAGGTCATCATCGTTAGAAAACTGTGCAAATTCAGCAACTTGGTTTACACGAGCGCCGATAATAGAAGCAATAATATGATGTTTAGCTAATTCTTTCATTGACCACATTGATAATTCATCTCTTCGATGCTCATCAAAGAAATATTTCTTACCATTGCCATCATATGCTTCTGCTAGATAATAATTTGCGTGATCTTGCGGATTTATTTCGAAAGATCTTGCTTCTTTTTCTAGGTTGTCTAAAATATGTGCGCTTTTTGTAATAACCTCAGTTTCAGGCTGAACACTTTCTGTTAGTAAATTAGAATTTTCTGTGTCTCTACTGAATAGTCTTTGCCACCAAGTTGCCATTGTGCTCTCCTTATTTCTTCATCAATTCTTGAACTTGTGTATCGATACGAGTAATAATAACTTTGATTTCATTTATACTAACAAGTATTTTATCAATATTATCATCATTTTTATCCATACGTTGTTCTAGAGAGTCAATTCTACTATGAAGTTGCGTCATCTCTTTCGTCGTTTGTTTACTATCCTTATGCCATGTATAAAAGAGTGTCAAAGCACCCAAAATACTCCCTGCTGATAATACTAATGAAGTGTCCATTTCTACTCGTTTCTTAGATTATAGTTTCTTTTTGCATTTCTCGAAGTGCCAGCGTTTCATATTAGGAACGCTACCTTCCTTTCCACAATGTGGACAAATGACTGTTTGATTATTTACATGTCTAGGAGAACGAGCTGATTTTTTTCCACATGAGACCCTAAAGTCGTGTGTCATTTTTTCTGTTGAAGCTTTTCCACCTTTGCTACAATCAGAGTGTGTCCAACCACCTCCAATGCCGCCAAGTTTTATATTGTAACACATAGGATTATCAACTAATTTCTGATTTACAATAACTGCTTCATATTCATAAGCTTCAGCTTCTGTATCAAACCACATAAGTATTTCTTTAGTAAAAGCTTTAGGACCATGTTTATCATACGCCCTTTTCAGCAATTTACCACTGCCTTTATAATAATCAGTATTCGATCCGTTATGTACTCCATAATAAAACTTTTTGCTGATATTGTTGGTAATTTTATAAATGTGTGGCTTATTCAAATTTGTCTCCTGACATTCTACAGGCTCCGCCTCCTGTATTCCACCGAAGTGGCCACCTATTACAAATAGGGTATCTACATTTGATCTGTTTTTACATATACGAAAAATACGTATAAACATACATATCAAGCAGGCCGTAAAACCTGCGTCAATCTATAACCTAATATTACCAACCAGTAATTGCTACGCGCTTCCAAGTATCTGTGTCTACACAAACATAGATATAAGCAGAGTCGTAACGAATATCACCAGCAGTACCTGTATCTGATGCAGTAGAAGGAGCCGAACCTTCTGTACGGAGTTGACCAATAACTGCGCCTTCTGCCTCAAGTTCAGATGCATGGATCTTAGCTTTAGAGTGAGTTCCTACAGTATCAGTTGGCTCATTACCACTTGTCGCAGTAAATGGTACCCACTCATCAACAGACTCATCCCATGCAAAGCCTGCAAAACCTTGACCCGTCGAGCCATCACCTCTTTGACCATAAAATCCAATGTCCTCAACTGCAGTGTTATTTACACCAAACTCGATGAGGTTATCAGCGAATGAAATGTTAGCACCAGAAGCAGTAAGCTGTCCTGAAGCTGTAACGTTGCCAGTAACTGTCAATGCACCAGAAACTGTAGCATTACCACCAACGTCAAGGTTTGAAGTGATATTTACTGAAGATGGTAGACCGATAGTAAACTTATTAGAAGCTGCTGTGTATGCAACTTCAACCTCGTTCGAAGTACCACCAAACTCTACAGTACTTCCAAGTGCTAGTGCTTCAGAATTAGTTCCATCCGTAAAGGTCAAAGAAGAGTTAGCAAGCATCGCGTTAGTAATAGCACCACTTGCAATAGCAGAAGTAAGAGCAACTGCGCCAGTTCCATCAAAGCTAACTGCTGCAGCTGTAACTGGACCACTACTAATGCTAAAGTTCTGTGAAGAAGCTAAAGCAGTTGCAGTTGCAGCATTTCCAGAAGTATCAACGTTGATTTCTGAAGGCAAGCTAAAGGTAAGATCATTGTTTGCGCTGTCATAAGCAATACTGATCTGTGAAGCTGTTCCGTTGAAGTCTAGGCTATCACCGAGGTTGATATCCTCTTGACCAGTTCCATTGAGTGATAGTGTCCATCCATCATTTGCAAGGTTTGCATTAGTAACACTTCCATCAGTAATAGAAGCACTCAACGCAACGTTGCCACTTCCATCAAATCCAATTGCTCCAGCAGTAACTTGTGATCCCGTGATTGAGAAGTTTCTTGAAGTCTGAAGTGCTGTTGCCGTAGAAGCATTTCCACTAAGAGACGCAGTGATTGTTGAAGGAAGTCCAACAGTAAATACACCAGCAGCATTTACAACTTCAACCTCGTTTGAGGTTCCTTGGATAGTAAGTTGACTACCAAGTGCAATAGCAGTTGTATTTGATCCATCACTAAAGGTTGTAGAACTATTTGCAAGCTTAGCATTCGCAATGCTTCCAGCAAGTTGGTCGTTTTGAATTGTGCCTACCAAAGATGCTGTAGGATAGTTAGTTGCATCTGAAAGGTCAAATGCAGGAGTAGCATCACTTCCGCCTAATGAAAGCTGAACTCCACCATAGCTAACTGTGCTATTAGAAAGTTTATCATTAGCGATGCTACCAGCAAGCATTGCATTAGTAATACCTGATGCTTTTACTTGTAAGTGTCCACCAAGGGCATCCCATTCGATAGAAGAGCCATCAACTTCTGAAATTTGAACGTAATCTTGAGCAAGCATTCCATCTTCAACAGCACTGTTTGCAATAGTAAGAGCAATGTCTGCGTCTGCACCACCGTTGAATGAAACGCTACCAGAAGCATCGCCACTAATAGAAAGAGTGCGTGCTGTTTGGAGTGTAGAAGCTGTAGAAGCATTACCAGTAAGAGCACCAGTAAATCCTGTAGATGAAACGCTTGTTAGTCCACTAATGGTTGAAGGTAGACCAATAGTAAAGTCATTGTTTGCTGTGCTGTATACAACTTCAACTTCGTTTGCAGTACCTTTGATTTCAAACTCACCACCAAGTGAAAGTGTTTCAGAGTTTGTTCCATCACCAATTGTAACACCACTGTTAGCAAGCATTGAGTTATCAACAGCACCTGATTGAATAGTAGCTGCAATATCAACGTTTTGAGATCCATTGAAACTTACAGAACCTGCAACATCTCCTGAAATGCTAATGGTTCGTGCTGTCGCTAGAGTAGAAGCAGTGTCAGCATTACCAGTAACGTCACCAGTAAGTGCACCCTCAAAAGCAGCATGTAGAGTTGCCAAACTTCCACTCATATCACCAATAGTAGTTGTAGGCTCTGAAGTAGTTGCAAAAAGATAGAATTCTCCATCAGAAGCATCACGAGCAAGACCAGCATATCTTTGTGTGCCATCATTGAAAGCACCATAAAAACCAATGTCAATACTGTCTGAAGATGTATTGTCTTTTGCTAGTTTGATAAGTGGATCTGTAGCTTCAACTGTCTGTACTGTAAGAGTTGTTGAAGTTCCTGAAACTGTTAGATTTCCACCGACTGTAACATCGCCGGTTGTTGTCATTGTTGCTGGGCGTAAGTCACTTGCGTAAACTGTTCCCCATTTTTTTGAACTCGATCCGAGGTCGTGTCCCTCGTCTGTATCTGGTCTGAGTGAAGCCATAATCATTGCCTTTCTATTTATGTGCTTTTCTAATTGTCTAGTTATAGTATCTCAAAAACTAGGAGTTAGATGCTATAGAATTAGAAGTTTATTGTATTATTAGTTATTCTAGTTCTAATTTAGATTTGTATTATAGTATCTACTAAGTATCTATTTTATATAAAAAACAATAATATTCAGTATATCTTACTTATATAAGTATATTATTTCATCTGAAAGTTTACAATATTTTTTATTTTTATTATTTTTTGTAGATTATATTATCAGTTTCTATAATAATTTATGTATTATTAGTTATCTATATTTAGTTACTTAGTTATTTCTAGTTTAGAGGTCGAAACAAATAGGTATTTGAACTCTGTTTGAACTTTATTGTTTTTATGATAAAATATACCTATTTGTTATTTAGTTCAAAACAGAGTTATTTAGAGTATCTTAGCCATCAAGTATTGATGCACCAGCAGCAATATTTCCTGTGAAAACAATGTCTCCATCATTTTTTTGGATAAAGTGCTGTGATGAGTTAGTTGCAGCTTGGCCACCATACATGATAATATCAACTAAGCCACCAGTTCTAAATGCTGAGAAATCTACTTGCCAAGGTCCAGTGTGTGATCTGAAAGAACTTAGAGTTGCATCCATTTCTACTCCTGAAGAAGCAGGAACATCAATAAATATACCACCACAGCGATGCTCTAGAGTTACTAAACGAGCAACTTGTGCAGTATCTGCAGAAGATCTAGTATCTGCTTCTGTTTTGAGTGCACTATCTAAATCATCATCAGCATCTTTGAGAGATGTTGAAGAAGCAATATAGTTTGCACTACCATTTGCAGTATAAGCTCCACCAGTTCCTAAGCCAGCACCAGTTTGTGTAGCATCTAATTCACTTTGAAGGTTTGAGATATCTGTGCCACCAAGGCCAGTAATATCATCAGTATTTGTCTTTACTTGTGCATCAAGAGCTTCAAGAGCAGCTTTGAGACTTCCTGTAAGATAGTTTGTTGAGCTATAAGCAGATAAAGTACCGTCAGCCTGGAAACCTGAAGAACTTATTATTGATGATTGAATGCTTTCAGCACTATCTAAATCATCTTGAGTACTCTTTAGTTGTGTATCTAACTGTTCAACTGCAGCTTTCAAACTAGCACTAGAAGTTGCATAATTTGCACCGCTAATAGCAGTATAACTACCATCAGCTGCTAATCCAACGCTTGCCTCAACAGTATCAATCTTTCCTTGAAGAGTTGTATCTGCAGAAGCTCTTGCAGTTGCTTCACTATCAATGTTATCTTGGCGTGTTTTGATTTGTGTGTCAAGAGTTTCAATAGCACCAGCAATTGTGGTTGTTGCATCAAGATAATTTGTTCCACTGTAAGAAACAAATGAACCATTAGCATTCAAACCAATAGCAGCTTCATGAGTATCTGCCAGAGTTTGAGAAGCCTTAGTTGCAATAGCTGTTGAGTTTGTTGAGATGTTATCAGCATTTGTCTTGATTTGAGCATCAAGTAAAGTGTTTTCACCTCGAACTGTAGTAGCAGCATCCATATAGTTTGTACCACTACGAGAAACATAAGCACCTGCTGCTGATAATCCGATTGAAGTTTCATGAGTATCTGCCAAAGTTTCTAGACTTGAAATATCAGAAGCATTTGTAGCAATATCTGCATCATTAGAAGAGATATTATCTGCATTAGTCTTGATTTGTGCATCAAGTTTATTATCAGCATCTTTTAGTGATGTAGCAGCAGAGATATAATTCGCACTGCCATTAGCTACATATGCACCAGCTGTTGATAAGCCAGCCCCTGTCTGAGTTGCATCAACTTCACTCTGTAGTGTAGAAATACTTGCATTTACAGAAGTGATTGCTGTTCCTCGATCTGTGATTTCTTGCTGAATGTCATCATAGTTACTCTTGATTTGAGTATCTAAATCACCTAAAGCATCCTTTACAGATGTTGAACTATCAAGATAATTACTTCCACTATGTGCTGAATATGTACCGTCAGTATTCAAACCAATCGAATTTTCATGTGTATCTACTAATGCTTGTGATGCTTTAGTAGCCAAAGCAGCTTCTGCTGTATCTAAATCATCTTGAGTACTCTTTAGTTGAGTATCGAGAAGACTAATTTCATTACGAACACTAGTAGCAGCATCAATATAGTTGGTGCCACTTGGAGCAGTATAACTTCCGTCTGTACCAATACCCACAGAAGCTTCAATAGCATCAACTTCGGCTTGATTAGAACTAGCATTTTCAAGCGTTGTGATACGAGTTTCGTGATCTGCAATGTCTGTATCATTACTGGCAATATTGTCAGCGTTTGTCTTGATTTGAGCATCTAACTTATTATCAGCATCTTTTAGCGATGTAGCACTTCCAAGATAGTTTGAAGATCCGGGAGCTGTATAAGCACCTGTAACACTAAGTCCAGCTCCAGATTGAGTAGTATTGACTTCGTTCTGAAGTGCTGTGATTGCATCAGAGTTTGTGTCGCCCTCGCTAGTCAAATCCTGAATTGTTGTATTTATGTTAGTTATATCAGTAGCATTAGTCTTAGCTTGTGCGTCTAATAAACCAATTTCTGAAACGATTGAAGTTGCGCTGTCTAGATAATTAGAACCACTTCTACTAACGTAAGCACCTGCAGCACTAAGACCGATTGAAGTCTCATGAGTATCTGCTAAGCTTTCCAAAGCAGTAACAGAAGCTGAAGATGCTTTTCCTGCAATTGCTGTTGAATTAGTAGCAATGTCATCTGCATTGCTCTTTATTTGTGTATCAAGAGCACTAATCTCACCTCTAACAGAAGTAGCATTATCAGTATAGTTTGCACCACTTGTTGCAGTATATGAACCATCTGCGTTGATACCGACACTTGCCTCGATAGCATCTACTTCTGCTTGGTTTGTTGCAGCACCTTCAAGCGTTGTAATACGTCCTTCATGATCAGTAATGTCTGTATCGTTAGAAGCGATAGCATCTGCATTAGCTTTTACTTGAGTGTCTAATGCACTAATCTCACCTCTAACAGAAGTAGCACCGTCAGTATAATTAGCGCCACTAGTAGCGGTATATCCACCATCAGCATCTAATCCAATAGAGCTTTCATGCGCATCTGCAAGACTTTGTAGAGAAGTAATATCAGTATCATTAGAAGAGATAGCATCAGCGTTTGTCTTGATTTGAGCATCAAGAGCACTGATTTCTCCTCTTACTGATGTTGCATTGTCTGTATAATTTGCTCCACTAGTAGCTGTATAACTACCATCTGTGCCAATACCAACAGAAGCTTCAATTGCATCTACTTCGTTTTGTAGATTAGCAATATTACCGGCTCCCAGCGCTGCAATTGCATCTGCGTTTGTTTTTATTTGCGCATCAAGCAGCTTGTCAGCATTTTTTAGTGATGTAGCAGCAGAGATATAATTAGTTGTATTGTCAGCTGTATAAGAGCCATCGGCGTTTAGTCCTGCGCCTGCTTGAGTATCATCAACTTCCTGTTGCGAAGGCGTACCAGGTGGAACTGCAATACCATTTTCTAGGTCTGAAATGCGGTCTTCAAAGTCATCTGTTAGAGCTTGAATTGTCTGAAAGTAAGATGCATCATCATTGATAGCAGCTGCTAATTCATTTAGTGTATCGAGTGCAGCAGGAGCGCCATCAAGTAAGGCATCAATCTGAGCTTTTACCGCAGCGGGTGTCATTGCGACATCAGTGGCAGTACCTGTAGTTGCTTCCGTGTCGTTCGCAAGTCTTACAAGACCTTCACTTGTTGCCGAAGCTTTGTCCTTTATGGACGTCAAAATAGCCATAGTTTATTCCTTTCTTAGTTGTTTGACTTATGTTATCCAGCGATAAATCCTACATAAACTTCAACATCATCAGCAGCGACGCCAGCGAATGTAATACGAAGTGCGTCAAACAAAGGATCTACATCTCGTCCAATGATAACTGTGTCTTCGCCTGCATTTCCTGCATCTTGTTGTGTTGTAAAAGGCATGAAGAAATCTGCATCAGCACCAGCAGGTCTAAACTCTACTGTAAAGGTGCCGGCATTATCGTATGCATTACACGCAATTTGTGCTTTTGTATATACCTGAACTGGGTTGAAACCTAGATTAGAGCTATCTAGAGTAAGAATTAGTTCATTTTGTGCGTTTTTGTCGCCTGCGTCGAGAGTAAAGCGACGTACCTTGACTTGTGCCATTTTTATTTTCCTTTCTTATTTTGAAATAAAATAGCGTGAATAAGTTTGCAGTTCTAAACATTAGAACGTGCGGCAATTTTTATATATGGGTATGCTTTCATATTTTTATGAATAAATCTACCTTTACTTTCAGACATAAGAAATCTATTATATACTGAAACGGGTAGAAAACTGTACTGATAGATTGAGTTATCCATAAACTTGATTAGTAATACATTAGCGTAATTATTATATTCATAACTTTTTACTACTGAGCTATTACAATCGTGGGTATCGTACATAAAAATAAATACTCTTCCTGTTATACAGTTTCAGAAAACATTCTATAATATAAATATATACATTACATACAATTTATTTAGCAAAAATGAAAAATAGGAGAATATTTTTGAGTAACAAAGGAAAAACTTACAATAATCGAGGTATTGAACGCGGTGAGTCAACTATAGTTGCAAGAACATTTAGAGAAGTTAGTGAAATACTAAACGAAGAAGATCCAGATTTCCCAGTAAAAACTATAAGTGGCGTGAAGCAAATGATGATTAGGGCTTTTTATAAAATAGCTCTCAATGTTACTAGTGAATTATTACAACTTCCTAAAAAACATGAACTAGTAAAAGAACGTGCTGAATATTTATCTACACAAGAATTTTTTCACGAAATGGTCGTTGAGCAGATGGTGGGCGGAGATATTGCTTACGAAGATATCACAGAATTCATAGAATAAACCAGTTTTTTACTTTAGCAAATATACCTATTTACATATATATTTGTATATAAAGCAAAAACGGAGAAAAAATATGGCTTTTAGATTTGTAAACAAAGACAAAGAATACGTCAAACAAATACAAGCTGCAGCCGGCTGCAAAGCTGATGGCATCTGTGGCCCTAATACTTTGAAAGCATTTGAAGATCTTCACTGTTCTTCAGTCATACAACACAAAGGTAAACTTGTACCAATTGATTTTAGTGGCACTATTAGACATAATATGTCATTAGATACTCTACCCAATGGAAAACAAAACTGGTATACACGTAAAACTCCTATTGATAATATCGTTGTTCATTGGGGAGGACTAAATAATAATCATTGTTTTAGAGTTTTCTATAGTGTAGATAATACTTCTTGTACAACAT